GCTGTAGCCGGTCTTGTATATGCGGGACGCAACTTAAGTACTAAATCAGTCCCACCTAAGGTTGATAACGATGTGCCCGTTATAAAGAATCCTACGATTGTCGAAAACACCAATTTTGAACCAGTCATGGAACCTCCTCGCAAGAGGGAGATGGAAAGCTTTGCTGATATTTCTAGGCAACAGAGGAGTGGTGGCCAGGAGATCCTCAACATGCGCAACCGTATGTATGATCAGGGTCGAATGAACAATCTTTCCCCAGTTGAGAAGCAGCTCGTCGGTCCAGGTCTTGGTGTCGGTCCCAATGTTCCCGCAGTTGGTGGTCATCAGCAACTCTTTAGGGTCAACCCCATCAATGTTGGTGCTTACAGGCTAACTACTCTTCCAGGGCGTACGGGTCCAGCTCGAGATGTTACTGGTGGTCGCTCGGCTATGGTTGGTGAACTTACTCACAACAAGCCCGAGACAACTGCCTACCTTCCCTCGAGGCTCCCTACTATGCCCGGTCGTGCCCAAGGTATGTCTGGTGTTGTTCCTCGTAATGAGCATGAAAGGACCAAGCGTACGACCAACCGTTCCGAGACTGGTCTTCGTGAAGATGGTTTAGGTTTCAACGGCGCCAAGCGTTTTGTTTCAGCCCAGACGATGTCTCAAGATCCTACTCGATTTAAGAGTGATCGCAACGATGCACAGTATGAATATTACAACCGCCCAGCCCCTGGTATCCACAGCCACCATGGTGCCTATACCAACAGCGCCGCTTCTAAGGTTACAGCCAAGACGAATGAGGAGCTCATGAGATATGGATTCCGCCCCGATGATCGTCGCGGCAAGCCTAACCGCATGGGCAATGCTGGTCGTATGAATGTTCGTGAGTCTGCTCTAAAGCAAGGTGGTGCCCTTACTGCGGTGCGCACCGATACGACTCGCGTTGATGGTCGTGTGAATGCCGCCAACGGTGCTTGGACTCAGCAGTACAAACAGAAACCATTCCACCAGTTCAACGCGTACAAGGGTAATGAAAACCCCAACACTAGACATCTTGATGTGGCGAAGAGGCAGCTGCAGAACAACCCCCTCGCGCACAGTCTTTCCCAGTAAGTGTTTGGATATAGACAAAAACACTCATTAAAATATTGTCCCTATATTTTAATGAAGGTGCACAACCTCTCTATTGACAGTAGTCAGCGTGGAATCGATGTGATTGCATCAAACTCGTATTACGATAGTGAAGGTACATATGTGATTGATGCATACTCCAACACATATTCGAGTCCAAACAACTATGTCATCACTCTAGAAAACCCAATTTACGATGTTTCTGAAATTAAACTCGTTTCCGCCCGTATCCCTACACCCCAGTTGACAATCTGTGAGACGAATAACACATTCAGTGTCGATGGTCAAACGATTGCATTGGAAAATGCTGATTATCCAACTGGGGATGATCTGGCGACACACCTACAGAATGAACTTGCACCACCAGTATCCAACGTGAGCGAAGTTTCATTTGATACGGATACAAAACGTTTTACTTTTTCTAATGTTGGAACATCAAACACTTTCACCTTTGAATTTTATACAGGAGAAAACGGTTTTCTTCAAGATTCTTCCACGACCACGACACCACATCAAGTACTTGGTTTCGGATCAAACGATTATGCTTCAACAAGTAATGTATTGACATCGGGTGCGATCAATCTAGTTGGACCAAACACACTCGTTTTGAGACTTTCAGCTGGTTCTGATGAGTTTAATCAGAGTGTATACACCTCAACACCATTTTACACTGGCCACATCTTATTGGATGGCTCTGATTTTATAAACTTTAACGGCGCCGATGACGTCCTCACACATCATTTCCACAGTGGCCCCCTGAAATACATCAAAGATATTCAAGTCGAGTTCTTCTACATGAGTCATGGGCGATTGATTCCCTACGATTTTATGAACCAAGAACACATACTGAAGTTTGAAGTCACCTGTTCTACAGATAAACTTAAGAATCTACCAAAGGTTCCCCTTGAGGAAATTGAAGAGAAAACATCTATAAGCATCCCCGAAAAGGAGGATGAGGATCCTTATAAATGGAAAATCTACGTCGGAATCGTCGTAGTTTTCGGTTTGATATTAATAGCGCTCATGTCTGGAAAGTCTAAAAGAACTTACCGGGTGATGGCGAAGACGGGCTGAGCGGGCTTGGACACGCGGGTGGACACGCGAGACACGATCATGTAGACGGCGATCGAGAGGAGAGTGGTGAGGATCGCGGTGAGGGTGTACTGGGTACCACCGTTCTTGGGCACCTTGATGACCTGGCTGATGACCCAGCGGACGAGGTCCATCCAGGACATGGCGGCGGCGAAGGAGAAACCCGCGACGATAGCGTTGAGCGACTGGGTCTCGAGCTCCTGGGTAACGAGGTTGACGGTTTCGACAGCTTGGTTGCGAGCGGCTTCCATTGTGAGTGTTATACACTATCCTGAGAAAATTATTCAAATGAGAGTTTCTCCTTTTCGACGAGTTTTTTAAACTTCTTCTTTTTGATTGTTTTTGTTTTCGAGAAGAGTTGTTCATCATCAGATGACTCTTCACTAGAGCTGTTCTCGGATTCATACTTCTTAAACTTGTCATCTGAGAATGTCCATGCTTCAGGCTCTGAGGTGCTCATTACTATTAATGGCATTTTTTAACATCTGTTCTGTCGGATTTTGGGGAATCCATGAATCCCAACGATCATACGCTTGGTTCATAAGAACAAATCGTTCATCGGTACCGGTGTACCTCTCGAAAGGTGGGCAATCTTCGTGGTCAACTTCCTCGATGTCATCCTCATCGGAATCTTCCTCGTCGTACAACTCTGGAAAGAGTGTACCTATATCTTGACCAACTGTGTACATCGCACAATACTTCATGGCATATTCTATGTCTTCTGGAAGTACAGTATCTCTTCCACAAGCTTTAGAATATTCAGATGCGAACAACATACTCTTTTCCATCACGGGTAGAAGAATATCAATCATACTCTTGACATATTCTTCCGCCATCTGCTCCCCATTGCCATTACCAAATCCCGTTTGCATATTCATTTTTAGTATTTGACGTTAAAAAGAGTTTCTGCAATTCCCCCACTTACGCGTAAAATATTGAAACTCTCTGCATACACTCGCACTTGTCTCGCAAAATCAGGGCTGGTTGTGAGATTCATCTTAAGAATCTGCTCTTTTACCAAACTCATATTGATCTGTCCAGTTGGATACCACTCTTCTGGCTGAAGTGCGAAACTGTAGGAGTAGAACCTTCGAATCAATTGTGTTTTAGAGTGATGGATTGCTCCTTGTATAGCCTTAAGGAACACGACATTCCCAGTATCTCGTGTGATGATATCTTGGCCATCGAGGGACAATGTGAGATAATCCAAGTTCTCATACAACACGAGTTTGTCGTCTACGACTGAATACAGATTGTCGTAATCGAATGGTGTTACAAAGTTACCTTGTGTAACCCCATCACCCGTAGTTCCCTGTCTCTGAACAACAAAGTACAACTCTTTCACTGGGTTGACAAACTCAAGCTTGAATGTACCTTCATTTACACCAGCACCGAGATCGAAGGTGTTTTGTTGGATTTGTGTAATCAGATAGTCCCTCTTAGCGTTTTGTATTTGCATCCTCTCAGCACAATCAAGATAGACAACTTCTGTACACAATTTGAAATCCGAAATCTGTACGTCTTGCTCGAGTGTTTCATAATTTCCATTCACCTTTATCACGATGTCCTGAGCATTTCTCAACTTAAATTCAACCTCAACTTCCTGATTTTCTATGGCGCATAGGGGTATCGCCAATTCTGGATGTTCATAAAAATAAAATGGAAGATCGACAAAAAAGTTTTCATCAGTGCCTAAACCGAGTGTATTGTGAATGATTATACCAGCATTACCAACGACTTGAGAAACGAGTTTGTCCGAAGTTCTCAGTGGGTATTTGCCAATCAACTGCTCAAGAGCCTTTTGTTTCGTTTGGGTGACATAATGTTCGGAATAAATCTGTAAATAGTCACTGGTAAGTCGTTGTACAACTTTACCACCAATGAGGAGGTCTACATAATCTATGAGTGCGTGACCTACGGATTCGATGTACACCATACTACTGCTCAAAGCTGGAAGAGTGAACTTTACACTCAACGTCTTCAAAAGATCACCCTGATTTTGGGGAACTCTGAAGCGAACTTTACTCCCGAAGTTTACTTGATTTTCTGGATCCAGGTCGACAAACTGTGTAGAAAAGTTTGAATGTTTCTTGAAACTTTCTACAAAATAACTGTAGTCTGGGTTCAATGTAAAAAACTGCTCTTGGGGTCCAGAGGCAGCAAGTTGAACTTGTCCAGCCATTACTACTATATCTATCTAAAATTTTAATCCCGCTAAACCACTTTCAATTCGTAGGACGTTGTAATTCACTGCGTATATCCTCGTGTTGTTATCATCCACCTGATTTATTGGATTGATCTTAATTGTAAAAAGTTTGTGTGAAATGCGACTCATATTTACCTGACCAGTTGGGTAAGGTGATTCTGGTTTAAGTGCAAAGGAGTACATACCAAACTTCGCTGGACCGAAGGTGTACTGAGAACTATTGAAAGGTGCAGATGGTGTTGTTTCAGCAGCTAATGGACAGTTCACATGATGTTTGAGGGATTGTTCATAGACTAAAAAATTTGTATCCCTTTTGAAGACAACCTCGTTGTTGAATTTCAACTCTGCAGTCGTTATAGTGTTGTACTCATTTGGATAGTTATTTTGAACAGACTCTTCAGATTGCGAAACAAAGTAAAGTTCTTTGACTGGGTGAGTAAAGTTGAGCATGACTGATTTTTCATTCTCACCAGCTTTCATTTTGAATTGTGAAAGTTGAACTTGTGTGATGATGTAATCAAGTGGTCGAGACATCAAAAAGTTCTTCTCGTCGGGAGTCACATATACGAACTCAGTATCGATCGAAAACTTTTGGATAGAACTGATAACCCCCGAAGAAGCGCCACCAAATATGAGTTCCGCGAGGGGTCTGAGTTTGATACGAACTTCGACGAGTTGTTTCGTCAACGCACAAGTTGGTATAGCGAGGGATGGATTTCTGTAGAAGTAAAAGGGAAGATCAAGGAAATACGTGTAATTTGTTCCGGATTGATAACTCAGCACATTCCCATGACCGTTTAAGAAATACAGAGTTTGTTCAATATCATCATTTGTGTTATGAAGTTGTTGATGCATATAGATATATTCTCCTGTAATCTTCTCTATTGGCTGACCTCCAATGAGAAGTTCAGCGTGCTCTATGAGGTGAGTTATCACAGAGGGACACCATATAGTCGTATTTTGACCCCCTGCATCGGGGGTTGGGTCCTGTAGCGTGACCTTGAGTGTAAAGTTCCTGATGAGATCACCTTTATCATTCGGGATTTTACATGTCACAGTCCTTCCAAAGTCAAGTTGTCTATCGAATTGACTCTCTACAAAGTCAAATGCAAACCTGGTGTGTCTCTTGAAATTTGTCAGGAAATACGAAAATTGTGGTTCACCTGTGAGCCATTGGTCTTGGACTCCAGTGGCGGCGAGTCTCAGACGACCAGCCATTCCTACTCTATATGAGTAAAATTTTGGTAAATAAAACGAGACACTAAAAGTAGAATGAACCTTCAGTTGAGGAAATTCAAACCCGAGACGATAACAGACGACAGGGTATGTGTTTTCATAGGTAAGCGTAATACGGGTAAATCGACACTCGTGAAAGACATCATGTTCCATAAGAAACATCTACCAGCGGGTATAGTGCTTTCAGGAACAGAGGAGGGAAATCACTTTTACTCTGATTTTATCCCAGACTTGTTCATTTACGGCGACTACGATCGCGACGCTATAGAG